TATGGCCGATGGATTGGCCGAAGGCGCGGCAGGGCCGAATGAAGTTGTCGAGACGCCGCTTGGCGTGGTTTTCGTGGTCACGCCGTACTGGTTGGTGACGCTGATGTTTCCGAGCGCATCACGGGACACCATGTTCTTGCCGGTGTTGTCCATCGCCTGAGCGGCAACGCCGTTATGAACGTCCATTGCCGTTGCGCGTGGCGCTGCCGGGACAGATGGCCGGGAGACAGGAGCCGACACGCGGGCAACCGGAGTAGGAGGGGCTACGGGCGCAGGCGGTGCGACAACGGCGGGTTGAGCCACCACGGAAGGAACGGCGGGAGCAAAAGCGGGCTTGTTGATAGCTGCTATCGCGCTGGGCGGCGTCGGCGTGACGGGCCGCGATGGCATCGAAACAGGCGCGAGAGCCTGACGCGTGACGGGCGATGTAGGAGCGGGCGCAAGAGAAGGCGCAAACGTTCCCGGCTGGGCGATGCTGGGCGCATTCGTCGGCGGGGCGAGACTGGCCCGCGTCACTTTCCCCACTGGTGCCGCAGATAGTGGCGAAGCCATCGTTCCAGGAGGGGAAATCTGAGCCATCCCGGCAGGCGCGAGGGCGGCGCGATCTACCTTGCCAAGCGGGGCGCTGGCCAGATTGGACGGTGCGACCGAGAACATTCCCTTCGGTCCACCGAAGGAGAAATTATCCGGTCGGGCTTGAGCCATTGCCGTGGGGGTATTCGGCCCGAAGGGTGTCGGCGCATTGGCCGGGGTCGCCTGAGATGTGGCGTCAATCGTGGCGATATGCTCGCCGGTCAAAGGATCGAATACCTTGGCGCTGGTATTGCCCTCGACCTGCTGCATGGCCCCGACGACGGCCATTTGCTTCGAAACCGGGATATCCTTCATTTTAGTATCGAGCGAGACGCCCGAAATTGCCGAAACTGTCGCGGCATACTTGGCCGTATTGTTCTCGAAGGACGGAGCGTATTTCGCGATTGCCTCACGCAAGGTGAGGTTGCGATAGCCCTTGCTTCCGAAGATCAGGCCAGCTTGCGCCTTGGTCCCGGTCGCGCGATCAGGAAACACGGCGAAGCGGTTATCCGTGCCAATCGCGCCCTGTGAACGGGCATAGTTGCCGTACTCGATGTTGCCTGGGTTGTTGTTCCTCATGGCGCGGTCGCCGTAGACCGTCAGGCTGCGCCCGTCGGGCGTTGTGACGCTGGTCCAGCCTGCGCCGCCACCGTTCACGCCCGAGTAGTTCATTGTTGCCATTGTTTAGCCTCGAAAGACGCATTAGATTCAGCGCAGGAGAGGTCCCCATGCGCTTGCTGATTGCTTTTTCTTTTCTGGTGTTCTCGTCAGGAGCGTTCGCCTTCGACGGCGCGGCGACTGCAAAGCAGTATGACGAAGCCCGCTCCGGCTGCCGCCAAGGCGAGTTGAACGGTCAAGCCATCAGCGAGGACGAATCCGCCAAGCAATGCGACCTGCTCAACAAGCTTGGTGAGGAGCTAAAGGCTCACGATTGGTGTTGGGACAAGTCTGAGGTACAGTGGTATCCTTGCAAGCAAAGTGCCAGCTAAGGACATACTGTGCGACTGATACCGGTCTCCGCCGCCATTCTGGCTGTTTCAGTCACCTTGTGCGCCTGTCAAAACAGCCGCGAAGTTGAAGCACAGCAGGAGTGGAACCACTGTTCTGCGAATGGCACTGAAAAAAACCTCGACAAAATCAACAGTTGTCTGACGGTGTATAACCGCGCGCAACAAGCCAAATTGCAGGATCGCCAGATAGCAAGCCGCGCCATGATGGCCGCTAGTTTGTCGCTCCTGAGCCAAGGCAACCAAGCGCCGGTCATTCAGCCGCCGCCGATGCCGCGCCGAACCTATTGCACCACCCAATACAATTCATTCCTCAGGCAATATCAGACTATCTGCCAATGAACGAACCGCCCAAAGACTTCATCGATCTACACCCGTCCGACTACGACCCGGACTGGCAGCCGCCTATCGGCCCCGACCTCTACAAGGGCGAGAGGCCCCACATCTGGCAGGAGTTCAAGCGCGATCTGGATATGCGCAGGGACGACCCTACGCAGCCCCTTATCGGTCGCGGATGGCCTATATTCGCTGGCGTCCTTCTTACGATTGCCATCCAGTATTATTTCGCGGTCAACGGCGATCCGGCTTGGCTTATTGCCATCAAGAACATCTTCTAGCGGTGCTGGACCGTCTGCGAACCTAGCTCTGCTGCCGTTCCAATCGTCAATGCCCTAGCGAATGGTGCGGCCTTCGCTAGAAGGGCATCACGCGCCGCCTGATTTTGCAGCCTGCCGGTTGACTTGCTAAGCGCCCGGAGAACCGTATTCGGGTCTTTTTCGACCAGTATCTTGGCGACTTCCGCCGCAACCCTATCATCCATGCCGCCCATCGTCTTGAGCAACTTGAATACGCCGCGCGCTGTAGTGCCGAGCCCCCCGCCTGAGCCAAGATCAAGAGCAGCCGCGCCAAATTCCGCCGCCGTCCCCGCTGCTTGCTTTTCCGCATCAACGAACGACGTGCGAGAGCCGGTGCGAACGAACCGGAAGGCCTGTGTTTCCTTGGCGATCTTCTGCATCTCGGTTTCGAACTTGCGGAATGCTGTGTCGTTGTCGAAAACGGCGCGGATTGCGCCGCGTTTGGCCTGATTGCCGAAAATCTTTTTGACCATATCGCCAGCGGCATCAGGCGTTGCGAAAAGCAAATCCTCCATCTGGCGGGCCATGCCAATGCGCATCATTTCCCTTTCGCCTGCCGACATGGTGGAAATATCATCCACCAAACTATCCACGTTGCGGGTGGTTGATGGCGAAAGGACCTCCCGCCCTCTCTGAATCGCGTCGATCATTTCCGACTGTGACGAGTAAGCCTTGCGAGCCGCCTTGTATGTCGGGTTGGCTGCATCCATCGCATCGAGGATTTCGCGGTGCAGGTTCTTGTAGGCGTTTCCGACCTCGCCAACACCGGAACGATAGGCCGCGTCCTTCGCACTCCGCAGACCGCGTTGAATGTAGTGCCACTCCTGCAAGGATGGTGTGCGCCGGAATGCTACGTTGCCTGCATCATCAATCGAAGCGACAAGCTGCTGCCCGAATGGACGGCCTTCCGCCTGCGCAATTCGCATGGCATTGCGTACGGCCTCGCCCGGAACACGCTTGGCTAGATCATCAAACTGCATGGCATGACCGGCGCTGAAGTTGCGTCGGAAAGCCTCGCCATAGAGCTTTTCGCCATTGGCCGAACGCTGTTGGATCATCTGCGCGACGCGACGATTGAGCGGGATATCGCGACCACCTAGCGTCTGGTCCACGGCTTGCAGCACCTTTGCCTGGCTGGCCTTCTGCTGCGCGTCCAATGCGCGATTGATGACGGTGCGGCCTTCCCCTGGGGTAGCCGACGCCGCGCGGCCAAGCCCGAGAAGGTTTTCATCCCCCGTGTTGATCAGTGCCGTATCACGCTTGCCCATGCGGGCTGCTGCCTGTGCCGCTGTTGTTCCATCGTCGGCCAACGCCCCCGAAACCTTGCGCGCCGCCCTTCCCTGCGGGCTGTCAACCAGACTGCCAAGACCGCGAGTTGTTGCCCTACCTGCCTTGAACAAGCCCTTGCCCGCTTCAACGCCGCCTGTGAGCAACCCGCCAAGGCCGAAGCCCGTCGCGCCGCTCTGCAAGGCATCCATAGCCATGCCACCGACCGTATCGGACTCGCTGTCCCCTACGCCTTGAATGAGGCCCAAACGACCGGCTTCCTTTGCCGACTGGAACATGCGGCCCGCTACGGTGGCAACCGCAGGAGCCCGCGCCAAGGCACCCGTTCCAACCGATCCCGCAATTTCCGCCACCGTCCCAAGCCTACCGGAACGTTCCCTTGCGCGATCTTCAAGAAGTTCCTGCGCCCGCTGGCCGACGCGGTAGCCATTCGCCGCGCTGTCACCTGTAAGAAACGCACCTGCCGCACCGGAAAGGCCCGCAACCTTGTCCTTGAGGCCAAGGGTAAAAGAGTTTCCGAACAGCTCGCCCGCACCTGTCTGCCCACCATATTTTTCAAGGCTGTCGGCCTGCCGCTGTGCCTGCTTCTCAATCCAGCTTTCACGCGGGTTCAGTGTCATATCAGACATGGCAGACGCAGCCTGATTGTAGGCGTCTGAACGCTGCACGTCCGGTGCCTGCTGCGCGCCAAGGCTCTGCGCTATCTCATCGACTGTGGCGTTCTGCTGCTCTGGAGAGAGCGAAAGAAAGCTGTCATCGACTTTGACGCGACGGCCATTGATGGTGAGTGTCGCCATTATGGTTCAACCGTCCAAGAGACGCCGGATTGAGTGCGGTTGCCGCCCTGCTGGGTTGGGATGCCGATGGCGGCTCCGCCTCTTGACTGTTGGAACAGTCGCGCCCCTTCTTCCGGGCCATGGACAACCTGCAATAGTGTCAATTCGTAATCGTCCAGATCGCGTTCGAAGTTCGGGCTGCTCGGATCAAGCGCGCCAGATTTGGCGGCCAGCATCTCGGCCTCTTTCTCCGTCACACTACCCAGTGCACCGCCTGTTGGTGACGACTGGCGCATGGCATTGAGGTTTTCCACCTTGGCTTGCGACTTGAGAACATCAACTTGACGGGCGACTTCCGCACTATCGGAATAAGGGTTGTACTGGACGATGCCCTGCCCAATTGGGCCGAATGCACGGTTCTTTGCAGCATCGCGCGCCCTGCTCGCCGCCGTGGTGACAACGCGGGTTACTACATCGGCCTGCCCCTGCTTGCGCTGGTCGGTCTTGGTCGTATCCTCCGGACCACCCGGAATTGGCCGCAGCATTGCGCCCTGCGGGCCTTCCACAAGCTCATAGCCCTGCGGGATGGTGCCGTACTTGCCACCGCCTACCGTGACATTATTCTGGCTGGCCCCGGCCTTCTTCTGGTCAAGCTGGTAGTCCATGAATGAGCCGCCGTAGCCTTGGTTTTTGGCGAATTCATACTCCTGGAGTGTGGCTGTCGGTTTGTTTTGCGCGTAGCGCTGTTCGGTATAAACCCTCCACGCATCGTTCATCGGCATTCCACCATCGACGGCAGCCGCCAGTTCGGGCGAGTTTTTTCGCAGGAAATCGAGCGTCTTGTTCTTGCCTGCCGTCTGTGCCGCTGTCTGGCCATAGGCTGAAAGGGCATTGGAAAAATTCTGTCCGTTGCCCTGCTGCCCCAAGAGCGCCGCAGCGATGGGCATGGCATTTTCCGGCGCGAGAAGCTGCTGGAGAAAGCCGCCGCCCTGTGGCTGGGCCTGCTGCGGCACCTGTGCCTGACCGCCAAAATTGAACATCGGCATTCGGCGTCTCCTACCTGTTGATTCCGCCGTTCGGATCGCGCCCGCCCGGCCTGCCATTGTTGCGGTCGAGAGGCTGCCTAGCGACGGGCGACGTTGCCGCTGGCGTGGCTGGCGTCGTTGGCGCGGGCTGCGGGCTATAATCCGGCAATTCCATCGGCTTGTAGTACTGATTGAGCAGGGCGAGGATATCCGGCTGGGACTGGCCGAAACCCGATGCCAATTGAGCCGAGAGTGCATCGAGTTGGCCGGGCATGGCCGCAGGGACCGTCATCGTCGGGCGCGTGGTCGCCGCTGGTGTGGTGGCTGCGGGTGCTGCTGATTTTGAACTGCTGCCCATGTCACAACTCTCTTTCGTAAATGTCACGACTCTCATCGGAAATGTCACGACTCTCTTCGGAAGTGTCACGACTCTCTTCGGAAGTGTCACGACTACAGCTTCGGCTTGCTTGATGCGGAATTGCCAAAGCTCATCGCTCCAAGGCCAGCACCAAGGGCATTCGAAAATGTGTTGCTCGGCCCCTGCGCCTGCTGGGTATTGGTGCCGAAGCTGCCAGAACCGGAGGCAATGGCATTGAGAGCCTGCATATTTGCGAGGGGTGCGTTCTGCGCTTCGTTGGCAATCCGAAGCTGGTCGTTGAGTGTGCGCCCGTACAAATCCTCGTTCATGGAACCGAGGCCCATGAGGACGTTCGACGGAGCCTGTGCAGCGTCGAAGGCGGACACCATGTTGCCCTGTCCGGTCTGTCCAGCATTGAACAACTGCTGCTGTGCGTTGTCCTTGCGGTTCTGGAAGTCCTGATACTGCCGTGCCCCGAGGTCGCCAAGCTCGCGGGTCATGACGCCTTCATGCGTTCCAGACGCGTACCGGCCCAAGCCCGCCGCATTCTGGTTGACGGCGTTCTGCGTCTTGTCGAATACCTGCTGGAAGCCGGGATCAGAATTGATGTCGAACGCGCCGGTCGCGGTGTTCCTGATTCCCTCAAGGGCCGTCTGCTGGTCGGCATTGTAGCCGCCGTTGTTGATGATGCCCTGCAACTGGCCAGAGAGGCCATTCCCGCCAATATTGTCGTTGGCAAGGCCCTGTAGCGCGTTCATGCCCTGCGTCGTCTGCTGGGAGAAGGGAACGACGGTGCTTTGCGTGTTCGGCTTCACCAAGCCGCCATCATTGTACAATTTCAGGGCATCGCCCATGCTCTTGTTCAGCAATGGTTGAGCAGCCGCATATGGCTGGTTGCTCGTAGTCTGCGTGGTGGTCGATTTACCGCCCATTGATAGGCTCCTCGTAAACGACGCGCAGGACGCGGGCCGCCGTGAAAATCTTCTTCCAGCCCTCGCGGCCCTCAGCCAGAAGGCTTTCGGCACCGCATTGAACCGCTGTCTGGCGAACCTTTTCGTGCAGTTCCGGCATCCAGTCCTGCATTCCCAGCCCATAGAGTGCGAGGCAGCGGAATTTCGGTCCTGAACGCCAAAGTTCCGGCTTCCAAGCCGTCGCCGCGAAAACCTTCTGATCGTCGTGGACGACAAACAGGAAGCATGTCCCAGCCCGGCACCCCTGCCAAAGCTCACCCACGGTCAAATCGCCGCCAAACCTGTCCGATGCCTTCTGAAACCCGTCCTTGACGCTAGGCCAGATAGCATCGACCATATGGGTAGGAACCAGCGTTACGTTCATTCGTCGGCCCGCTGGCTGGAGATGGTGTAAAGCACGGTGACCGTGACGACATTTGCCGCTGCTGCCTGAGCCCGTATCTTGCGCGCCGTCGATTTTGCCATCAGCTTGACCGGCGCATCGAACTCGACCGATACCGATTCATTTGCACCCAATGTGCTTTCATAGATCGCATAGTCAGTCGTGTTTTCCGTCCAGAACAGGGTAACTTTCCGGGCTGAACTGTCCTGATTGACGATCAGCGCGCCATAGACGGTTGCGGTGTCTGCCCGTCCTGCTGCAAGCGATAGAATGTCCGTCACGCTGGTGGACGACAGCTTTACCGATACGGGTTGGGCGATGGTGCCGGAAAGCATCATGTGTAGCGCCCCAACGCCCACGCTTGCATCTTGTTTATTGCTTCGTCACCAGCAACAAACGTGGCAGCGCTGGCCACCCCAACAACCGCCTGAGACGTCGTGACATTTCTCGCGTAGTCGCGAGGGCCTCCATAAAATTTTGTGCTGTACGTGTTCAACAGCATCTGAGATTGAACAAGCGGGGCAACGGAAAACGAGACCGGGAAAGACCACGTGGCCAGCAGGTTTGATGCATTGGCAAACGTCAAGGTCAAGTTGTTGTTGGAGCATACCTGCAAGCCGCCCGAACCGCTGCTGTCAGGGATACGCCAATATTCCCCGTTGGCATTGCTGCCATAGACAATATTGCTCGCCTGTAATGCCGAAGCCGCGAGAAGCCCTTGGGCTGCCGTGGCGGCTCCAAGCGCGTCCAGCACCTTCGCCTTGTCCGACATGCCGAGAATGCGCCGCCAGAGGGACGAGAGGATCATCGCAAGCCCTCCGCCCTCGCCTTCGGTTCAACACCGATGACATGGTTCCAGTCCGTTCCTGCCGGAATATCCATCTGGAGGGCATGAAGCAGCGCAGATGACCGGAAATGGCAGATGCCAGTTGCCCCATAAGGCGCTACCGGCATCCCCGTTGTGCGTGTCCCGCCATGCTTGTCCGAGGTGATGGCCTTCAGCGTGAAATCAGCGCAATCGGTGTAAACCCGAGCCTGTTGCAGGAATGAACGGGAACCCGGATTGAGTTCAACGTCTGCCGTGGTGAGTGTCGCCGCCCTCGGAAGTCCGGTGAAGAACCCCAGCCTGTTATCGGTATCGAACGCTGCGAACCGGAGTGCGCCGCCGCTCAACAGCGCGCTATCCCAAGGTATATCCGCGTCGTCCCATGTGGCAAACAGCGTTTCTATGCCGTCCCATGTGACACCCGGCGTGGCCATGATGCACATTTCGGAAACATTGTTGTCGCCATAGCACCAGCGGTCCAGTTGCCAGTGATAGCCGAGCAGATACTTGGTGCCGGTCACGTCCTGGAACTGCCACCATGCGATTTTGCGAAACGGATCGGCAAAGCCCCGGACTTCGGGAAGATACTGGCTGTCCGCGAGTTGCTGGAACCACATATCGACGCGCTCTGCGCCGATTGGCGTTCCTTCCACCCCCCTGAAAAACCCATCCCTTGCCAGATAGACGAAATTCCCCGGCCCGATCGGAACCACCGACAAGGGAGCGAACACACCACGCGACGGGTTAACGATCCGCGTCGTGAAAGAATAATCCCCGCCCGAGGTCAAAGCCACTTCGGTAAAGGCGGTGCGGTGTGCGATGATCGCACCCCTCTCTCCGCCCTGGATATTCATGATTTCCTCGCCGTCCGCAAAGTCCTGCAGGTCGCAACCCCGCTGACCGAGCGTCCAGAAACCCGCATCGCCTATGCCGGAAACCATGAACCTGTTCGGATAACTAGCGAGATACCCGAGAGCGAGATATTCTCCCACGGTCGCGCAATATCGAGCGGTTGGCGGTGATCCGGTCAAATCGGCAAAGGCCGTACCTGAATCGATATCGATGTATTGCGGTGCGCCACCGAGGTTGCAGACGATGAACAGCCTGCCGAACTGGGTAGCGCTCCACCTGTCGCCCGATGGACAGGCATAAGGTGCTGAAGGGCCGGAAACATCATCCCACGAATAGTCTGTCCCATTGAGTTCATATATCTTCGTCGCAGTGGCCGCGAAAATCCGGTAGGAGCCGTCCGTCTTGCGAACGGACCATGCACCGAGGCACGGGCCTGCAAGCGCCTGTGTCAGCGGGACAAGATCAGGAAGCGGCCCCCAGCCATCCGCAACCGGAATGGCATTGACCAGCGACGTTGACGCATCGAGCGCGAATATGGTGCGGTCGGGCTCGAAGTTTGCAAACCGGATCATACTTCGATTGTCCAATCGCGATAGCGGCCAATCGACTGCAAGGCAGGATCGACGGTAAGGACACCTCGCCGTGATTGCGCGATGGTGCTGCGGATGGACGGAATGGCCTCATCCAGCAAGCCCTTGAAGCCCGCCGCGTATGCTCCATCCTGCGTGAACACGCCGCCCCACATCAGCGTTGCCGCCAGATACACGTCGGGATGGAGCGTGAGCAGGGAATTGGTGGTTCCGCTATCGGAAAGCGCGAACCTCTCCTGATAGCGGAACCTGAAACTGTAGGCTTGGTCGCAAGGCCGGTCGAATGCGATTGTCGAGCCGTCTATCGACCATATTGACGGCCTCCCGTTGCTGTCCGAGTAGGTGAAGGTGCCTTCCGCCCTTGGCGTCAACATGCGCTCCCCGCCAGTATCGGACAGGAAAAGCGCAATCGGCTTCACCATCGAAAGCGAGGAAATATCGAGGGTTCGGGACAAGATTGTGCCTGCAAGCGTTGCATCCGTTTCTACCGGTGAAAGCTCGCGATTGAGCCGCGCCTCGGCAAGCGAGATGAAATCCTGCGCATTGCCAGCCACGTCGCCGCGAGCCATCCAGTCGGAAACGGCCTGCTGCAATTCGGTGTAATTGGTGATTGCCATTGACGCCCTCTCAGGCTTCGCAGCCGCCAGGCTGGCGCATCATGAACCGGTGCAGGTTGCCGGGGTAAGGCTTGTCGCCGTGGTGGGTCAGGTCGAGGTCGGGAACGATCCACAGTTCCTCGCCCATGCCCTCCCAGCGCTTGGAAAAGGCGTAGTCCTCGCCCATCCAGACACCATCGAGAGCGCCGTGGTTGAACAGGTCCACCGACTTCCGGTCATCTCCGAATGTCAGATGCGGATAGGCTTTCGCGAACCATTCCACCGCCTCCCTTGAGATTTTCAGGAATCCGGCAGGAACGCGGTTGGCCTTGAAGCATCCATCAGGACGAAGCACGGGGCGCGTGTCGGCGTGGACATGCCAGCCGCCCATGTACTCCTCGTCATCCTTCTTGAAGCGGTACGTTCCGGCTACAACATCGCCCGGAGTTTCAATCAGGGTCAGAAGATCGGCGGGACGCCACGAAAGGTCGTAGTCGAGATAGACGACGATATCCGCGCAGGCATCCATCGCTTTCCTGAGCAGTTCGGCCCTTGCCCCCGAAATGTACGGGTTGCCGAGAACCTGTGTGAGCTTGTGGTCTACGCCAGCCCCGTCGAGGACCGGCACGGATGCCTCAAGCGCGGCGATGTATTCGGGACGCGGCCCCGCCAGCGACGGGGTCGCGAACACGACTTTCATTCAGGCCGAGCCCTTCCACGCCTTGAGGCCTTCGAGGGTGTTCATCACCTCAAGAAAAGCCGCATGATGGGCAGAGGTCCATGCGCTTGCCGAAACAAGCGAAGTAGCCTGCACCGAGGAAGAACGCTGCACAGCGGGCGTGCCGCCGTAGAGTGCAACCTTGTCATCGGACTGACCGAGTACGACGCCATCAGCGCCGCCGTCTGAAAGCTGCTTTACAGCCATCGGGATATCCTTTCAGGGATTAAGAAAAGAGGGAAAGAGGGGCACTAGGCCCCTCCAGATCAGGTTGAGCCGCTGATGCGGTGCGCGAGACGCGGGTCGATGGTCTTGACGCCGTAGAGCACGTCGAGACGCCATGCGCTTTCGTCGTTCACACCGTCATAGACGGGGATGACGCGAACGCTGGTGCCCTTGTACGTCTGGCGGGACACGTCCACCGCGCCCGGAGGCGAGATGAGCGGGACCGACACAAGCGCGAAGGCGTTCTGATGGAACATGAGGTTCTGGCGATAGCCAGTCCCGCCCGTGCCGATCTTCGTGATAGCCTTGCCATCGGTCGGAGCCGCAGACACGTTCTGGAACGCGCCGGTCGGGATGATCGGAGGCGAAATCTTGATCGCCGTATCACCCGAGGCCGTCACAGTATCTTCCATGACCACGAACTGCTTCTTGAACGCCAGAGTGGCTTTCGTGACGGGATTGACCGCGTACACATCGGCAATCTCCAGCACGTCGCCCTTCTTGAGCGTCGAAGCGTCCCAGCCGTCCGTGGACAGGTACATGTAACCCGTATCCTTGGTGGCCTCGTAGGTCGTGGACAGCACGCCCTGACCCGCGGGGGCATCAGTCACCGCCGAAGCGGTAGCCGCTGCACCCACGGTGTGCGTCGGGACGTTCTGCGACATGTACGTGTCAACGCCGCCGATCTCGCCAAGGGAACCCTTGCGATAGGCACCCTTGGCCACGTCCTGCATATACAATGCAGTCTGCGAACCCAGCAGGCCCCAATGATCAGCCGGTGACAGGACCGCAACGCGGCCATCGGTCGGATTGGCGTACTCGTCCATCCGCTCCGGGCCTTTTGCGAAATCGGCATAGGAGTTGATGGGAGGAGTAGGCGTACCCACCCAGGACGGAATGTCCTTGTAGAGGGCCATCAGGTCGGTGTCGATCTGGTTGGCAAGCTGGATCATCGCCGGCTTGATGACGCGCTCGGAAAGCTCTCCGATCTTCAAGGTCAGGTCCTGCGACGTGAACTTGAAATCGACGCCCTTGCGCTTGTCAACGGTGATCGTGGTCTTGCCTTCGACCACTTCCTGCACGTTCATGACGGCACCGTCACGGACGGTGAAGTCGGTCGGCTTGCGGATAGAGATGGTTTCACCCACCTTGTAGCCGTTCACCTTCTTGTCGAACTCGTTTTCGTAGCCGCGAAAGACCTTCTTGGCCATCACGAGTTCGTTGTCGAGGATCATCACCGCTTCCTTGGCGATGATGTCAGCAGTCAGCACAGTCTGTGCCATTGTCATGCTCCATCGGGCGGCTCGTGGCCGCGCTGGGACTGGACGTCATCCGACGTTCAATCAGGGGTTTTAGGGATCAGGCCCCGCGCCCTGCCTTTCGGGCAGCCGCATATTCCTCCATCGACATTTCGGTGAGGGACTTGCGGGCGGCCGGCGTCGAGCGGCCACCGACAACCCGGAGGGGTTCGGTGGGCTTGGCTTGAGCCGTTGGCTTGGGGGCCGGTTTGTTGAGGACTTGCGCGCCGATCCGGGCGAGGTAGATCATCTCGTAGATTCGAGGGTCCATCGTGTTCCGCAACTCGTCCTGGCTGATGCCCTTGGAGAGTGCGAAGTCGATCACCTGCTTGTCGGTATCGGGCGTCCAGCCCTTGAGATTGGCTTTCACGTGTTCGTGCGTTTCCTGCATGCGCTTGGCAATCGCTTGCTGCGCATCGGCAGTACGCCGTCCTTCGTGCTGTTGGATCGAGGCCTCCAACTGGCCTTTCTGGTCGCGGAGATGCTGGGCGTAGTTCCATGCCGCGTCAGCTTCCAACGGATCGCTTATGCGATGCTGCTGGTATGCTGACCAGTCGTATTCCTTGAACCGGTCCAGTTCCTTCGTCACCACGCGAAGGTCCGCCCGCGCATCAAGATATTCCTCGCTGGCAGTGAATTGCTGGTCGAGACGCTGCGCGCGTTCGTCCAGTTCCTTGCGTAGCGCGGAAGTCTCCTGCGTCTTGCGCGTGTAGTCGGCATGCATCAGCACGCCGTCTTTCAGCCCTTTCGGGCCTCTCACCTTCTTCCCGTTCCAATCGAATTCTTCCGAATCGTCATCTTCGGGTTGAATCTCATCCTCAACGTCCTGATCTTCATCAGGCTCATCGAGGTTTACGGGCTCATCAGCCTCCATTTCCGGTTCGATTGCAGGGGCTTCCTGTTCTACTTCGGCAATAGATTCCTGTTCGCCGTCCATGTGCGCACTTCCTTTCGAGATTGGTGCAGTTTTGCGCCGTTACGTGGCGCGACCGTCCATCAGGCTACGAGCAAGAGGAATTCGGCGTCTGCCTCGTCCTCGTCTTCCTCGATCCTGCGAATGAGAGCCGCCCGCATTTGCATGTGGAGCCGGCTGATAATGTCGTTGATGACCGT